AGGGCGTGGTTTGACCAACCAAGTCTTAATACTGTCCCGCACCCGCCGCTTCTATTGCCGGATGCCGTAAAACTGCCGCCAGCGCCAGCGGTGGCCGGGACATTTGAGATTGCCGACTGTGCACAATTACTGAACGTGCAATTACTGATGGTGTGATTGAGTGATGAACTATGGGCAATCCTAACGCCATCATTGGTGATTGTCTCGAAGAACACGTTATCAATCGTATGCTCAGAGTTGTTATTGTCAAATGAACCGGAATCATTGGTAAAACCAATTCCGGTCTCGCAATACCATATTTCGAGGTCTTTGAATGTATTGCTTGATGGAGCAGGTGTACCGTTGACGGGAGATATCACGTCTGACTGTATTCCGTAGGATGGGCGTGTTCCCGTTATGCCAATTAACGACAAGTCACGTATGGTGACGTTTCTGGCGTTAATCAATTTAATCATCGGAATACCAGCAGATCCAGTCCATATGATATTAGTCACTCCACGACCGGCTCCAATAATGCTGAAGTTAGACGTTGAATTGGCTGCTGTAATCGTGGTTGATATATTCCATGAACCAGGTGGTATCTTTATCTCCCTGTTTTGCACCCCAGTTCCTGCAACCTGATTATTCACTTCTTGTTGTAATGTTGTAGTTATGTCGCTCGTTGAAAGTAGGCTATGTTCGGCTTGTGAGATAATGTTGTATCCATTTGCTCCAGCATTTACAGCAAATGTGATTGATGATTTAGGTTGTATGAGAATGTTAGAAGTAGCCCCATTGATGGTATCTCCGCCCGTTACCCGACTGATGGTGCAGGCATAGGTTGCAGATTGGTTCGCCACCGTGACCACATACCCCGCCGCCATCGTCGCGGCATCAGACAGAGCCACAGTAATCGCAGGGCTGATAGTCGAGGCGATCTGGATGGTCTTGAGATGATCCGTCGCTATCGCGGTCGTAGTAGAGGTCGTAGAACGGGCGGACTGGTCGAGAGCCGTTACTAGAGAAGTATTAATAGACTCCACCGCAGTCTTGATCGGACCCCCGATCTTGTCCAGGTGCTTCTGCCACTGGACTTGATTGGAGGAATCGACAGTACCGTTGTCGGCAGGAGGATTGGAATTATAGCCGGATATGCTTACGGATGAATACTTGGTTCCCATTATTTCACCTGCCTTGATTGATTGAATCCATCCACGAATTTAGCTATGTGTTCTTTTGTGTTTTCATCTGATTTATTGAATAACACAGACAGTCTCGCCAAGTGAGCTGCGGCTTGAGTCTCAGTTTGCATCTTGGGTATTTCTGCCATCCAGTGAACGAAGGATTGGTTTGTCATCAACTTTGACATTCCCAACGCTCCTACATAGACCGTGGCAGGCCATAAGACTGCGGGGACGTTGCCCGTCATGAATCCAGCTATTGCCGTTGAACCCAGGCCATATACGAACAATGCACCGGCTGTACCGCCAGGATTCTGGAATACTTTTGATCCTTCCCTTATATTGCTTGCTATCTGGGCAAGGTTGTCCAAATCCGCCTTTAATGTCGGGTCGCTGAATAGTTGTTGTTTTGCCTGCGGAGACATCTTGACGTAGTTCGTAAGGAAATTCTCTGTCGAGAACACATCTCCTTCCGCTGTTTGTTTTCCGGGCCTTGCATGACCGAGTTTGTCCACAACAGTATTGGTGATTATTTCCCTCTCTGCTGGATTGAGGCTCCGCATGATGGCCCTGATTTTTGTGGCCCCCTCGGAAGTCCCCGAAATGGCTGCGTTGTAGATATCTTCAGGTGCCTTGTTATTGCCAATGACCCTGGTTAGGGTGGAGTCTAGTCTTTGTTGCCTTGCTGACCAATAGTCGTTTTGCCTGTTAAATGCCTTTAGTGCAGCAGGCCCGGCTTCCTCTGCGGCGATCTTGATATCTTCCGACAATGCGCCATAGAGTTTCTTGAGTTCTCCATTCGGGACACCAGAGGTCAGAGAATCATCAAGCATTGCGCCTACTTTTGTCCGCAGCACCCGTAACGCCTGGTAGGGCATAGTGCTTTTCCCGGAGGCATTTGTTTGCGGAAAAGAGACCTTTGGCGAAGGTTCTCCAAAACCGTGAGGGTGCAATTCGGTTGCCGCTGTTTCAATTGTCTTTTGGATATTGGATTGCGGTTGCTCGATGACGTTTTTATCTATGGTTCTAAGGACCGCAGGAACTTCTCTACCCGGCAGTGGCAGTTCTGGAACCGCCATGTCGCTTTTGAATGCATCGTATATTTCCTGCAGTTTTGGGTTGGTCAATACCCTCGATGTTTTCTCTGCCCCCGCAACCGGGGTCGTAAGATCCTGAAGCACCTTTAATGTATTTGTCGGGGCAACCTCTGCGTCTTTAGGTATTTTTGATGCTACATCGGCATCCAGTTTGTTCCAAGTTGCCTTGGTCCTATCGAGGAACCCGTCTTTACCGGTTACGCCATACTCTATGGCTCTTCCAGAGGCCTCTTTTCCCCTCGGTTCTTTTACTTCTGGAGAAAGACTGGCTTGCTGTTCCTTTACGAATTTCTGGAATATCCCATAGCCACCTGGGATCTTGGATAATACGTTTTCCAGTCCATCCAGAAACCGGTTCTCTGTCGCTTGCCCTAGTGATAACGGGGCACCTGCCTTGTCGAATTCAGTTAGATTTTTCCCGATATCTTTCCCGGCAATCTTCGTCTTTATTTCGGCTCCCGCTTGCCGGGCGGCCCCCGGAAGCATGGTTCCCAACACGGGGGCAAGCGGGTTATCTGATACTTCACTTCCAATAACACCACCAGCCACAGCGGGTAACACCTGCGAAGCTTTAGGAATCCCGCCCATCGGGACAGATAATGCCCCGCCAATTGTCCCTCCGGTATATAACCTCCTGCTTGTCGGGTCATCCGGCCTTGGATTCTGGGTATTGATGCCAACTCGTTGCATCTGGTTGGCTATCCATTCTGAACTTAATGGGGTTCCTGACGTGGGTTCAGGCATAAGATCGGGTCTGCCAACCATGCCCGCGACCGTTCCAATGGCCGCTTTCCCAAGGTTGTAGACGTTTTGAACCGTATCCATTGGAAGACCTAGAGTGCCCGCAACAGCCCCCCTATAAAGCCCCCCCTGCAAGGCTTTAATCCGGTCTCCTGCGCTGACCGGACCAGGCCCGCGTCCTTCCAACTGGGTTTTGGCGAATTCCAAAGCCTGTTCCTTGGATGCTCCTTCCGGCGCGGTTATTTCATAGGTTTTACCGTCAGGAGCGGTTATTTCATAGACAGTGCCGGTCATTTAGTCTTTTCCTTTATGCTCCAGCCACTACCACCGAATGCCGGCATAACAGGCTTCAAATCCATAGCACCGGGACGCTCTTGATAACGTTTCAATGCCTCCGGTTTCTGGCTTGCTGTCATATTCCCCAGAACGGCGTTATATCGTTGTACGGTTCTGGGCCAAGCATTCTTGAAGTCAACCTCGGTAAAGTCCCCTCCTCGCATTTGTTCCAATTCCCTGCGTTCGGATTCTGGGAGAGTCACGGCAAGACCTGAATACAGATTAAGCAAGTCGTTTGTGACCGCTTGAATCGCGGACCTGACGTTGTTGGCTTCCTCGCTTCTGAATGCATTGGGAAGTTTTGGCGATCCTTCCGCAAACCCGACACCCGGGATATCGGGCTTATTTTCATATTTTCTCAATAGATTATTGGCTTGTGTGATAGAAGATGAGAGAGCGGGAATTTTTTGTTGCTGAAGTTCATTGGCAAAGGAAGTCACATTCCTGTCCAGGACTTCTTCTCTACGTTGTGCTTCTTTATCTCCAGAGGCGGCAATCTGAAGACGACGCAATTCCTGTTGAACCAGATAATTCTGTTGTTGTATCAACTGCCCCTGTCTCAGCGTCGCGTCATGCATTCTGGCAAGAGCTGCCTGTTGTTCTCTGGAGAGATTCTTGTCATTCATTTGCTGCTGAATAGTCAGTAATCGAGTAGCATTGTTGTCCGCAGCGACTTGCAATCGGGTTGCCTTTTCCTCAGATACTTTATACATTCCGAACGCTATTTCAGGCTTTCCATGTTTCATTGCTTCGGAGGCGATTTGATCTATTGTCGCCTCAGCACCCAATTTCTCTATTCCCTGCCTGAAATCGTAATCTCGTTTTAATGCTGTTTGTTTAGCTTGAGTCTCGGCGCTCGGCCCCATCATTCCTACCGGGGCATTGATACCAAACTGCTTGAGAGCCGTTTGTCCTTCTTCAGGCTTGATGGCCCCCGTCTCTACCTGCTTGGCGATGGTCTGAAACAGGAACTGCTGTCTTTGTATCTGAAGGTTCTTGTCGCGCTCATCGGCGGCAAAGGTCATCTTCTGAATATCAGGATTAAGAATTCCAGCAGCAGACCTTAAACCTTGTGAGAGACTTTCTAGGAAATCTGCCATGTTTATCTCATTTTGGTATTGGAAAGAGTTGTGGTACTTTTGATCCTATTCCTGAGAGAGCCAGTAAAGCATTTCCATAGAGGTCATTCTTGTTCTTCTGCTGAAGGATCTGCCCTTGTAGAATCTTGTTTGCGATATCGGCTTGAACAGAAGCCCCACCGGTCAATAGAGCGTTTCTCCCGACATCTCTTTGGGTGTTGTAGTTGGTGAGATCCATGTTCCCGAAACTGGACCCCATGACACCCCTATTGGTGAGGCTGTCCACCAGTTGATTTCTGCCTAGTCCGGTGTTGTAGTCGAACTGACCCGTCAGACCCGTAGGCGATACCTGGCTGTAAGCAGTTTCCAGTTTGGACATATCGAACGGGTCCTGATTCCGGGCGTAGGAAATAGCGGCCAAGCTGGGAGCTATGGCAGCAATGCCATTTAGAACATTGTTCCCGCTGCCTCCAAAGAGGCTGGATAAATTTAGACTTCCATCTGGTTTAACTATCCCAAGTCCTTTCAATAGACTGGTGGGAACTTTTTTCAGTTGGTTCAGTATGTCATTGACTCCCCCACTGGGCAGGTCTCCCCCACCGGGAAGGTCATAGCCTGAAGTCCAGCCCCCGGCAGGTAAATCTCCACCCCCAGGAAGATCGTATCCAGAAGTCCAATCAACCGGCAGATCACCGCCTCCAGGAAGATCGGAACCAGATACCCAATCACCCAGTACATCATCGAAAAATCCCATGTTGCCACCCGTTGTAGGTAAACCAGCCGCTAAATCTCCACCTCCTGCCAGGTCGTAGCCAGAAGTCCAACCTGCGCCACCTGCTCCTGCGCCTCCAGCCAGTAAATCACCACCGCCTGCTAGATCAAAGCCTGAAGTCCAGCCTGCTCCTGCGGCTCCTTCTGCTGCCCCTGCTGCACCTCCAGCTCCCGCGGCAGCAGCCCCACCCATAGCCATCATGGCAATCAAGGGTCCGTAGTTTGAAAGGAAAGTGCCGGGATTGTGATAGGGAATGAACGAGGAATAAGCCGCTCTCCCCATATTCATTATGGGATCGTCTCCAGATTGCATGGCCAGATTACGCTGGTAATCGGCAATAGACTGCTCCAGCGTCTTGCCGGGTTTTAACTGCCAGCCCTCAGGCAGTTGTCCGCTCAGCAGTTGCTGGTGTACTTGATTCCACAAACCCGTAGCGTAGGGAGACGGTCCACCTTCTCCTGTGCCTTCTGGATCACCAAGGTCTCTTGCCCTTGGGGTGTAATCGTCTTCGTAGGCCATTAGTTGCTCCCTCTGCCACGGACGCTATAAAGATACTCTTTTTCACTGGATTTACCGATGTAATAGAGTAAATCGTAGTCCTTCAGATGATTCGGAAGGACGCGATGCTCCCGATCTGCTCGCACCAGACAGATACCGGTTTTAGTTGAATGCTTTACCATGTTAAGAAATGCAGCTGTTGTCCTTAATATATTGCGTTTACTGGCCCACTTGAAAAACCCGAATCGGGCATCCACGATCAAATCCGTGATTTGGGTCAGCACCAGTCCGACCTGTCCTTTCCCATTCTGAAAAGCCTTGTTCAGGTCATCCACTATCCACACCTGGTTAAACCCGGAGAACTGGTCTTCAATCGCTTTTACAAAGTCCTCCTGGTTCAACCCCGGAGGCATGTTGAATGACCCTGCTTTATAGGCCGACCAGAGTATTCCCATGTCTTTGGAATAAGACTCGCCATCGAATATCTCCAGCCTTCTCACCACCGGTCTCTCCGGTTTGAACAGCCTGTCCCTCAATTCCTTCGGTGTCACAATAGCTCGATATCGTCCACTCGATAATTTAATGCGGTATGTGCTGATAACGTTACCACCACTCCAGAACCTCTGCCGACTATGGAGAAGTTCTGGTGGCTGATCTTGTTGGCGAAAACAAATCCCTGCATATAATAAAAATTACCACCGTAATAGACCGGCCCTCCATAGTGGGCCATTGTCGAGGGAACAGTATCCCCCTTGAGATTCACAACTGCGGTATTGTTGGTGTACTCATCCCCGAATTCTAGATTGATGCTGAAACTGACATCCTGCATTCTTCTATAACTGACACGTCCTCTGGTGACGTGTCGCAGGAAGTTAAGCCCGTCCTTGTCATCCAGGTAACGGGTTTTCCTAACCAGTTGAATAGGCGTCGTCCCGCCATCTCCTCCCGTCCCGGTTCCGTTAAGATCATAAATCTGCCCGGTAGAACCACCAAAGTACACGCTCATGTTGGTGGTACCCGGAATCCGCATATACTTGGCTACGGAAGTCGTGAAGTTTGAGGCATGTTGGGTCTTGTAAATCGACCACGGAGATAACCTGGCTTTTCCTGTTGGAGTTGTCGCACCGCCGATGAAAATGTCCTTGTAAAATACCAGCACTTTACCCGAGATGAAGAACAGGACTTTCTGATTCGTCTGATCGTAAATGGCTATCGCAGAAGTCAGGTCCTTGACCGTGGTTTGTATCCATCGAGATAGATCATCCGCAGCGACATCACCATAGTTCTGAGTGGCCTGGAGGGAATCTATATTCCCTCCCCGTCTCATATACAAGACATCATTACCGCTGGAAACCATCGCCTCGTTGCCAACAGCATTCGAGCCGGGATAGAAGTTGTCCCATTTGTAATTTATAGAAGAAGTCCCGGAGAGCTTGAATAACGCTCCCTCAACGGTAGAAATAATCAACTCTCCTGCCAGTGTTTTTGCCACTCCATTGATAGGTCTTAAGTCTGGTGTCAGCATATAGAACGCTTCCAGCCCCGAGCTGAAGGTTGCTGAAGTCGCTCTATTCGTAATATCGTAGGAAATCGGGTTTTCAAAGACGCTTGCTACCATCAAGTGTGGAGTATCCGTACTGGTTTTTACATTGAACAACCACACCCTGCCGTTATGTACTGTCCCATACTTTGCATAGAGAGTAGACCCCAAACCCGTACTCAAGGTGGAGAAGGTTGTTCCATCCCATTTTGATACTGGTTCTGCCTTTTGCAGATCGGTAATGACGAGATAATCTCCCAACGACCAGTAGACATCTCTTAACTGTGCGGTGGCGGTGACAGTCCCGGAGGAACTGAAAGTAGAAGACCCGTTCCATTTATAAACATTGGCACCGGCCTGGACCAGTGTAGTCGTGGTGTCATCTCTTTTTACCAGTTGCATCAATCCCCGTACTTCAGAACCGTTGGTTGCGGTTCCTTTCAGGTCAAAAGGCGCTCTGGGGATTAACTTGTTGCTGTCCTTTGCCAGCTCGAAGTTATATGACCCGTCAGCCGCTTCATTGATATCTGGAGTCTGGATTTCGTTAATTCCAGCGCCGAAGTACAGCCTCATGCATACCTCGAACCGTAGAAGCGTACGGGATTCTGGCCCTTGATAAGCGACATCAGCATGGCTTTAGAACTCTTATAGGTATAGTCCTTTTCCAGCACTGCCTGAATATCCAACTCGTTCTTTACATCTTCATAGAGAAACTTGAACCGTCTTGCGGCCATTTCGGTGAACATATAGCTTTCTTCGGTATTGTGAAAAGGAAGAGAGTCAGCAGCTTCATCCACCATCACCGAACCCTCGTATTCATAGGTCCAGACCTGTCCTGCTTCTCCGCTGGAAGGCACTTGAAACAATCCTACCTTCTTGGTTGAAGTCGGTTCCCAATACCACCAGTTCACCGCCCCCGTATCAGTGGCGTAGGTCTGGACTTCTATCTGCAGATTCTCCAGACCGCCTGGATACTCATAAAGATGGACATTGCTGGAGGAATTATAGAAGTGAGGCATACCGTAGAATCGGGTAAAGTCCGAGGCCAATGTATAGGTTCTCTGGTTGGCAACCAGGGTAATAGTCCCTGAGGTCTGTCTCTCGGATGGAATCAGCCTGTCAGCAACAAGCCTTATTAATTCGTTTTGAATAGCTACGATAGCCAGGTTCAAAGAAGCATTGTGTTGCACGTCCGATAGGGACGTAACGGTATCCGTGTCGCCACGAATCACGGCGCAAGTCCGTAATATCCGGTTTATACAGTCCAGTAGCGTCATGGTTATCTCAGTAAAAAAGAGGGAGAGGATTTCTCCCCTCCCCCTGAGTCGTTACACCTTCGCGGACAGAGAGCGAAGCTTAATTATCCAGGCTGCGTTGAGAATCTTCCCCGCAAACCAGGCTTTCCAAGCAACGCTTGAGACCTCGTTGTAGAGGTCCGTCCCAACCGTTCCTACCGGCTTCACGATCAATTCCACCGCAGGCGGATTGGCCGGGTCATACATCTCATACGCACTGGTTGCGTGCATATTGCCCAGGCCCACCGAACCCACGGCTTCCTTGCCGTAGATGTAGGAGCTGTACACATCGTTTGAGATAGAGCCTGCCCCCCGGTATGCAGTTGCAGTCGAAGGCGTGGTAGTACCCGCCGCCGATGCAATCGGGATGATTTCAGTCGAACACCACCGCACTCCACCCACTGCTCCGAACTCGAAAGGCAGAGTCTCGGTGTATCCACCGTATTGCTCCACGCTTACAAACCCGGTCAGACCACGGATATCTTCTTCCACGTCTACGTGGCAAATGCCGTGATAGCTGGCACGTACCGGCGAGGTCGAGACATTCTGCGAACCATAACCCGGCGTGGTAAAGAGCATTGCCGAGTTGCGGTTCAGGGTGTTTACCGCGTACTTGATGTCCGTCAACTGGACCGAACCCACAACCTGTGTATCCGCAGAAGCAGTAGTCCCAGCAGCAGACGTACAGTAACGGATAGTAGTCGCTGCTGAATAGGCGGCCTCCATCAGTATGTTAAGCGACAACCCGGCGTTTGCACCGAGGTTGTCCACGAACCTTGCGGCGCGTGCATTCATCTGCTGGAGATCCACTTCTTCCGTCAACAGCACTGCGTTACCATACTTGGCGATAGCAACGGTGACGACGTTAAGCGTGTTTTGAACCGTGGAACGCCCGAAGAAAGCAACCGGAGACCCAACGACTTCCCCAATCGCTGTCGTGGACGCAGCCAGGTTTTCCAGACGCTCCCATTTCACCGATGCTGTGCTGCCGTTTTTATTCAACTGCCCCGGCAGCGTTCCATTGAAAAAGGGCAGTTTCTGCCTTGCGGCTGAAAGCAGGCCCTTCATCATCTGGAAGTTGACGCCCAACGCGAGGTTGGACGTTACACTTGACATTAACTGCGCCATAAAATTACCTTTTGTTTCTCGCTACCTCAGTACGTATTCCCATCTACATAGTTGCGCCAAGCCCGTTCAAATTCCTTACCGGTCTTGCTTGCCAACTGCGCTTCCACGCCAGAGGGAGGTTCTGACGACCTCGATTGCGAGCCTTGGATGGATTGCTTTGCCGCTCGCTGATTCTCCGCGATCTGGGGGTCGATCTTGAATGAGGTCTTGCTTTTGAACTCATTGGCGTAGGCGCGTACAGCTGCGTTCCACGCTTGCGGGTTCTTCCCACGGTTTTGATAAACCGCGAGAAACTTGGGGTCTTTCCGGGCTTTCTGGCCCAGAGCGACCTCTGCAATATCATCATCCACGTCTTCCCCGGTGACGCTCTTGAACGTCGAAACGGCGCTCTTTATATCAGCCTCCTCTCTCGCTTTCATGCGCTCGACCCTCAGTTGGGTCAGTTCGCCCTGTAGCGATTGAAGGGATGTCTGCAGGAATTGGTTTTGACCGCCAGCCCACTTCTTGAATCCTTCCTGGTCGAGAACCGGGTCCGGTACCGCTGTCTCCACCTTTGCAGGTTGAGGGGTTACGGTCTGTGGCTCCCGTTGTGGATTGAAGGTATTAGCCTCTGCCTCCACGTTGTACTTCGTATAGACGGAATCAAGCGTTTCAGGGGTCGTGGTGCTAGATTCAGGCGTATCGCTCTGAACCTGCTCTTTTGCTTCTGACATTTGAATCTCCTTAGTTAAGGTTACTCGGGTTTTCTCCCAGTCAAATACTGGTACAACTGGTCGAATCCTCGCTGCATCATCGTGTAGTTCTTGATGTTCTCGATGACCATATACTGTTGTTCCTGCGTCTCGGAAATGACAAAGGCCGGGATAACCGGCCTGTGTTTTAAGGATTCCCTGAGAACTGCTGTGAATTCAGGGTTCTTTCTGATGGCTTCCAGAAGTTCGTTCATAAAATGGACATGATGAATTTCACGTCTTCATCTTCTTCCATCTTGCGCTTCCATTCGATGTATTGAGCGGCGAGTGCGGATTCAAGCGCCAGCCGCAGTATCGTCAACTGAATCTCTTTGATCTGGATGGCGATGTCGTTCAGTATCGCTATGTCAACGCCGGTAGTCTCGTATTCCAGAAGCGCAGCCTTGAGCTTCGCCTCCTGCACCACGGCACGGTCAATCTTGCGCTTTAGCCTTGAACCGACCTTCGGGGGCGCTGGCGTGAAATAGCGATAGTTACCTCCACCCGATACGCCTGTTACGGCGGCAGCCGCGCCCTCGTCAATCTGGAAGGCATCGTTCTGGAATGCGCTGGACTGGAATGCAGTGGTCATCTGAACAGTCCTATCCCGCGATGCCCCCTACGGGAACCCTTGAATGTGATGGGATTACTACCGCTACCCCCGCCGCTCTCATCGGTGTCGGAGAGGTAAACATCATCCATATACCAATAATTATTGGTTCCACCATCATCCCAGTTGGTATTCAGAAGGAAGGTATCAAATCCATTCATGGATGACCCTGCGCTTCTCATCGGGACAGCAGTATTTGAATACTTCAGCGTTCCATCAAGCCAGAATTTCACTACGCCATCAGACACACCTTTCGCGCTTAGGATGTAAAGAAATTCAAACTTATTCCACTGTCCCAACGGGATATTGAATAAATCGTGATATTCGTTGTTTATGGAATCATCGTGGAACAGAACATCTATGCAGAAGCTCGTATTGCCACCAGATGCTCCCCGCATCGGGGTATCCATTTCCCAATGGTTAGTGTATTGATCGGCAATCCTTCTGGTAACTCTAAAACCATGACAGCCGACAAATGAACTGGTCAGTGTTGGTGAAATCCACCAGTAAAAACGTCCATAAACGGTATTGGATGAAGTAAAGAACATGATTGCATCATCTGTTCCATCTGAGCCATCCGTATTGCCACCTGGACCACCGTTTCCTGCTGCACAGAAATAGAATGCTTTTGTAGGGCTGTTTGCCGCAGGTGGTTCGCCGCTGGCGCTACCATCAGGGGTGACAATGGCTATTTTCCCACCACCACCATAGGCATTAAACTTACTGGAGATAGTTCCAGATTCAAAATCCCAATCAAGAAAAGTCGTCATGGTGTTGCTGCCTTGTAAGCAACCACGGCGCTTGCAGGATTCACGTTTGCACTGGTTGACCAGCTTCCATCATCGGTGGTAGCGGAACTCACCAGCCGGTAGATAATCGACCCGATGGCATTGCCTGCGCCTGCGCTTTCTTTCTCACCTCCAGTGGCAAGCGTCCATGCGCCATCTTCAGCAATGGTGGTAGCACCTCCCACATCCTCCGCGCCGAATACAGCGATGAGCAGTCCTGCGCCACCCGTGGCTGCCGTTCCGGTAGATACAGCACTGGTAGTTGTCTGAACTGCGGAATTATTTGCATTTACCCGTGTTCCTGACGTATCAATCAGGCTGAACTCGAATATCCCAACATAACTTCTCCAGTTAAGACCAGCCCACGGCGTAAAATTATGGGCAATCCGCATTGTCGGAGCGCCACCTCCAGTCTGGACCTTGGCTGACCATATACCCACCGGATAGCAATTAGTGCCCGGATCAGGACTATTGATATTTGCCGGAGAATCAAACGCAATGGTGCCAAGTGTTGCGCCACCCTCATTGGTCAGCATTCCGGCTACGTAATAGTCTGTATCAGCGCCTCCTGATCTTCCAAAAGCAGCTACTACCACCAGATTGTCAGTCGTTACATTGCTATCAAAAGTAGTGTCAACGAGCGTAGTGTCTGCGCCGGTCATATTGAATTTAAATTGAACTAGCGTGGGCGCGACACCACCGCCAGCTGCGGTCTTCTGGTTCCTCATAAAAGCCCTGCTAATTACTGATCTGAGCATGTTCTATCCCATGTTCTTTCATGTATTTTTGAGCTTCTTCCTTGGTCAACTGCACCACTTTGGCTTTCCGTACCTGTTCTTCCTTTTCAGAACCAATCACGGTGATATTCGGAAGCTCACTGTGCTTGGCCCAGTTCTGGGTATACCCCTCACCGTGGAAAACACAGAACACCGGGAAGTTATTGACCAGATACTCCATTTCTACATTGGAGTTCATCATCAGCCTGGAAGACAAATACTTCTTTCCTCCGATTTCAGGAGTTTCTACCTCTCCATGAATAAACCCGCCGTGAGGTCCTGCATGTCTCGCTCCGTTATTCCAGGAGCCGTCATAACCGAACATATCGAAGTGGTAGTACCCCAGGCAACCGGCTACGTGAATAGCAGCCAATCCAATACAACTTCCCCCGGCGATTAACAACGTATCCGGGTCCCATTTCTTCAAGAATCTGGGAGTGTCATCCCCGCTCATGGCGTGCCAGGTGACTACGTGGTAGTCCTTCAATATCTCCCACGTCCACGGATGACAGACTGTCGCCATCAGGAAAGTCGTTTCCTTCCTCGGGTTTTTTATGAACTCGACCTTGTGAGGTCTTGGGTCCATGTCGCAGTGATAGTCTGCGACTATTCCTTTGGACAGGAGAAAGTTATACGCCCCGCTCATGGTCATAATCGGGGGTTTGATGTCCTGCCAGGTATCCAAGAGAGAAGGCCCGTAAGCCACCAGAGAGATGGTTTCCTCTCTTTTGGGGCGTTGCAGCAACTTGGGAAACTTGTGCTGCATGCACGCCAACATGTACTTGTGCCGTTTCTCCTGAGAGAAAACCGGTGGCAGCGGGTACGGTACTTCGACCTGCTTCATTTTCATGGAAGCGTTCTTAGTATCCCATGACTACCCTGTTTAATCACTATTCCAGACCCCGTGGTCAGTTCGCTACCATAGACAAGTTGCAGATTTCCGTTAGCACTGGCATTGATTACCCCGTCAATGGTGGCAACATAAGTTGTGCCCGTTGCTTCTACACCCGTTCCAATCACGGCATCACCGGAAGAAGTCAGTTGCCCCTGGAATTCACCGCCTGTTGCATCCGCTGCGACAGGGATTCTGACGGTAGCGCCGAAATAGGTAGCGGCAGGAAACACCAATCCCAGTCTTACTCCGTTGGTTGTCGCAGCAGACCGGAATAATACTATCCACTCGAAAGCGTAATGCACCCCGCTGGAGATCGCAAAGAGCATGGTTGCTGAAGTCGCCAATGAAGCACTTACCATCGTTGCCAGGTCTTGCAGCAACCTGACGGACGTTGCGCTAAACGTGACAGGTCCAGAAATACCGGTGGCTCCTGTGGCCCCTTGAAGACCTGATGGTCCGGTGGGTCCTGTTGGGCCTTGAGGACCACTAGGACCACTAGGACCACTAGGCCCTTGGGGTCCTGAAGGTCCGGTAGGTCCTGTAGGTCCTTGGGCACCAGAAGGTCCAGAGGGTCCGGTAGGACCCTGACCTGTAAATCCGTACCAGGCACTACCCCCATCGTAAGTAATGAAGGAATAGAAATCCATCGCCCCTTCGGTGGAGGGCATGCTCGGTGCGGTGCCTCTCGCCCAAGTGACCGAAGCAGGCCAAGCGGCGGTATAGCTACTGGCCCCTTGAATCAGTCTTAGACCAAAACCATGAGCCGTACCGGTAGGCCAGGGATTAGTAAAGACGAAAGTCGAAGTCGCCCCAAGAATACGGGTGAAGTCCACTCCACTAGCGAGATCAATCGTCGCACTCGTAAAAGCGGTGGCTTCGTTATGTATGTTCCCGACTTTCTTGATGTACTGGTTGTCTATCGTCGCGCCGCTGGCGAAGATCCCGGTCGGTCCTGAAGGACCTGAAGCTCCTGTGGGTCCGGTAGGACCTTGCGCTCCTGAAGGACCTGTTGGTCCTGTAGCCCCAGCGGTTCCTTGAGGACCTGATGGACCTGTAGCCCCAGCGGTTCCTTGAGGACCTGATGGACCTGTGGCTCCATCTGCACCTGCAACCCCGGTAGCACCTTGAGATCCCTGAGGCCCGGAAGGACCGGTAACACCAGTAGCCCCTGCTACACCTGTGGCTCCTGCAACACCAGTTGCTCCGTCTGCGCCTGCCGTACCCGTAGCACCTGCTGCACCCTGAGGACCACTAGGACCGGATGGACCACTAGGACCTTGGGGTCCAGAAGGACCAGTAGGCCCTGTGGGGCCTCCTGCAGGTCCTGAAGGTCCTGTTGCCCCTGCTTGTCCACTAGGGCCGGTAGGACCTAAACCCGTAAACCCGTACCATGACGAACCCCCGTCATAGGTCACAAAACTGAAGAAATCCACCCCGTTTGCGGTAGAGGTAATACTGGGAGCAGTCCCTCTGGCCCAAGTGACTGAAGTAGGCCAGGCTACGGTATAAGCACTCGCCCCCTGTATAACCCGAACTCCGAAGCCGTGGGCTGCTCCAGTCCCGTAAGCCGCCCCAGAAGAACCGTAGGGGTTGGTAAAGATGAGTTGGCTGGTCGCGCCCAGTCTTACGGTGAAATCCACCCCGTTTAAGAGGTCTATCGTTGCAGTGGTTAAAGCGGTGGCGTCGGTGTGGATATTCCCCACCATCTTGATGTTTGGGGTTGAGATGGTCGAGCCGCTGGAGAGTCCTCCACCACCACTGGCTCCTGTGGGTCCGGTAGGCCCTGTTGGACCCCCCGCTGGTCCTGTGGGACCCGTAGGACCGGTAGAGCCGGCTCCAGTAGGCCCTGTAGGACCAGTCGAGCCTTGAGGACCAGAAGGACCGGAAGGCCCTGTAGAACCGGCTGCTCCTGAAGGCCCTGAAGGTCCAGAAGGACCGGTAGGGCCTCGCCCCGTAAATCCAAACCAGGCACTACCGCCGTCATAAGTCGTGAAGGTAAAAAAGTCATTGGCCCCTGAAGTCCCGGTAATAGAGGGGGCCGTGCCCCCAGACCATGAAACAGACGTAGGCCAAGTAATTACAGAACTGGTAGCTCCTTGATTCGTCCTCAGTACGAAACTATGTACCGTCCCTGTGGGGTAGGGATTGATGAATGAAAGAGTCGTGTTGTTAATCAGGTGAACAAAGAACTGGCTTCCTTGATTCAAATCCAGAGTCGCTAACGTCGCCGCTGTGGACTCGACCAGGATGTTCCCGATCTTCATCACATTCTGTGAATTGATCGTGGTACCAGTCGAAAGAGCCGTTCCTGAACCTCCGGTACCAGTAGGACCTGTAGGACCCTGAGGACCCGAAGGACCACTAGGGCCTGTTGCCCCAGCCGCCCCCGAAGGCCCTGAAGCTCCGGTAGCACCAAATCCGGTAGGACCGGTAGGACCTTGAGGACCGGATGGACCCGAGACACCTGTAGCGCCAAACCCGGTCGCCCCGGAAGGACCCGTTGGACCTGTGGCCCCTACGTTACCGGTAGGTCCTGTTGCCCCACCCGCAGCACCCACCAGATCAGTACCAGAGCGAACCAGATAGGTCCCATCCGGGATAGTCCCAACAGCAAGTGTTGCCCCGCTACCACCTTCAACTATGTTGTGATCTTCGTTCCAATCTGAAGGGACGACTTCTCCAGCGGCTGCTGCCGCAGGATCATCTGGTATGGTTGAGACTAGCTTATGCTTGATAGCCATTATTCTTCGCTTATATCGACTTCATAGGTCTTGCCACTGGGCGCCTTGACCTTCCCGGTCTTGCGCTTTTTCTTCCCTTGGGTTTCCTTGATAGCAGCAACTTCCTTGGAAACCCCTTCAATGGCTTCGCTGGACTTAATCAGGGCATCCGACTGGGCTTGCGCCATGTCCTTCAGTTTCTTCACGACTTGGCCAATCTCACCGCCGCCTTGAATCATCGACAGGTGTTCCACCCAGTCTTTAGCGAGAGTCGTGTTTATTTTTAAAAACAATTTCTCAAAATA